AAACGGGAATTAGAAACGGTGGGTGCAATAGCAAGCAAATGAGTATTTCTCATACCTGTACCTTTACACCAAGCGGGTTCACCATATTCCTCAGCTAATTGTCTTGAAGTAGCTTCAGCTTTACTTCTAATATCACTAAAAATAGTGTGTGTCCAAGCTGTTGAAGCAATAGAATTAAATGGTAAACCTTTCTTTTGTAAAAGTGAATGCCACCCCATTACCCCTAATCCTAATGCTCTACCTTTTTTAGCACTTCTCCAAGTACGAATAAGTGAATCCTTACCAGCACTTTTATCTATAAATTCTTGCATAACACCATCTAAGAAACGGATTGATGTTTCTACTACATCAGTGTCTTTCCACTCATCATATTTTGCAAGATTAAGTGAGGATAAACAACAAATAAAACTATGTTCTTCATCTGTGTGGAGTGTAATCTCAGTACAAATGTTAGTCATAGTAACATCTAAGTTATTCATAGCATATGCTAAAGGATTATCTTTATTAACATTATCCTTAAACATAATATATGGTTCACCTGTTTCTACACGTGTTTTAAGTATTTCAAGCCACAATTTCATAGCATCCCCGTCTCTGTCTTGTAAACGGCGCATAAAAGCATCATCTACAACTACACACTGGTGTAGGTTGAGACATTGGCGGTTAGGATCACCTTTAGGTCTGCGGATTTGCATAAATTCATCAATATCAAGGTGGTTAATATCTAAGTTTACAGATGCGGCACCTCTACGAACCGAACCTTGGTTTGTAGCAATGATAGCTGAATCGTAAATTTTACACCAGGGAACTACACCCTCAGACTTACCATTACCTGTAATTGGGGTGCCTCTATGTCTGATTCTTGAAACACTAATACCAACTCCACCACCTAAAGCGGTAAGTTTCATTAATTCGGCATTAGTTAATCCAATCCCTCTAACGCTATCAGGTGTATCGATGCCAAAACAAGAGATAGGAAGACCCCTGTCAGTCCCAGTGTTAGATAAAACGGGAGAAGCGAGGCCAATCCAACCATTCCAAATGTACTTGAAGAACTTATTCTCCAAATCTGATCTATTAATACGTTCTGCGATCGCCTTCGCAACCCGTCTGTATGCTTTTTTTGGCGTTTCATCAGGTAATAAATATCCCTTAGATATAGTTGCTACACCAACCTCATCCATCCATTCAGGGTAATCTTTACCCTTTACCCATTGGGTAGTATCTGCAATTAAATTTCCGTCCATAACTTAAAATATTGATTCGTCCCACTCCATGTGGCCCTTACTATAATTTGTAACTCTATTTGCAAAAAAATCGGTATGTTGCTTACCTGCTGATAAGCTGTCAAACCATTTCATTCTCTTAAGTGCGTTAGTATCAATCCCATTTACTACAGGATCATAACCTAAATCACCCAATTTTGTATTAACTCTGTTTTTAATAAAGCAGATCAAATCTTCTTTAGCACACCCTTCAAGGTCTCCCAATTCATATACTTTATCAATAAACTCTAATTCGAGTTGAAGAGAAAGTAGTGCAGCTTCTGTTATTGCTGCTTTGAGCTCCGGAGTGTCGAGCTCAGGGTTTTCCTTGATAAGTGTTCTAAATAACCAGCATCCCGCTTCGGAGTGCATGCTTTCGTCTCTAATACTCCATTCAACAATTTGACCCACTCCCTTAAGTTTGTTTCGCATCTTAAAAGAGAGTAATACGGCAAAGGAGGAGAAAAGGTTGACTCCTTCTGTGAATGCAGAGAAAATAGCAAGCGATTTTGCGATTTCGTGCCAATCCTTCTCGCCATTGAAACTATCCCTAACAGACATAAGATTCTCAATCTTAGCCATTGTAGTTTCATCTTCGAGGAATTCTGAAAAGTTATCGAGTCCAAGTTCTTCATTTAATAGTGAATATGCTTCCGCGTGAATTGTTTCAAAGGCCCCAAACGTTGTGGCCATCATAATTATTTCAGGTTTTCTAAACCATTTGGTTACCAAACCACTCCAGTAATCATTTACTACCGTTTCAGTTTGAGCAAAACCCTTTAGAATAGAACCTACTATATTTTTTTCTGTTTCAGTTAAGTTTTGTTTCCAATCATTTACATCACTCATCATTGGTACCTCAGTATGAAGCCAATGTGCTTGTTGTTGTTTTAACCAGTAGTCGTGTGCCTCAGGGTATTCAAAAGGTTTGTATACTACTCTTTCCTGCAATAATTTGCTGTTTGCCATTTTGTTTTTTAAGTGTTAAGTTGAAAAAATTGTTGTGCTAAAAGGTCTCTATCTAACGTATTAAATTGAGTACCCTCTATTTGTTGAACAGGACCTGGGCTATCACTATCATCAAAGTGATGATCCGTAACTTCAAAATGGCCTGTAGATGTGTCTGCTACTACTGAGAAGGTCATACCATCCATCCCATATCTGTTTTTCATAATGTGGAATCTACCTGTGCCATTTACTTTATCCTCTTTTTTACGTGAAAGAGATATCGCTATGTCGGTAATCATAATTTTATCATAGCTACCGGCAGCTTTATCTCCTTCAATTACATCGTCCTTAGCTCCTGCCCGGTTTACTTGTGAAACAGACCAAATTGGTAATTGTAGTTCCTTGGCAAGACCTTTAGTACTAACATAAATATCATCTATTTCCCCTTTACGATCTTGAACTCGTTTTTTCGATGAGAGTAGATCAACATAATCAATAATAATAAGATCAGGAGTGAACTCAAGGTCAGTACACTTTTGTATATGAGCTCTAATAGTATTAACGGTAGCTTGTCCAGGTGCATATTCTTTAATAATTAATTGTCCAGGTAATTCAGGTACTACCTCGTTTATTTTTTCTCTGTTTTTAAATAGTGTATCTACAGGCTTACCTGTAAAGAAAGCATCATAACGTCGGCCTACATAATCTTCACCAAGTTCTAACGTATAATGGAGTACATTAAAGCCCAATTTTACAGCATAACCCCCAAGCGCAACTAAAGTCCACGATTTACCTCCTCCAGGGTTGCCAAAAATAAGACCAAAGTCTCCATTACCCAAACCTCCTTGCATAAGATCATTAAATTTATCCCAAGGGGTGGGTACAACAGTTCTTGCTTCTTCTCTGTAACGGGCTTCAGTGTCTTTATTATACTCATGTCCTATATTTTTTTCAGCACCTGCTTTTAACGCGTTATCAATAAGATTCCTAATAGACTCAAAGTCACCAGAATTAAGTAAATCCACTGAATTAAGTAATGCTTTTTTAAGCTGCTGGTTCTTGCAAAAAGATGAAAATTCTTTCTCAACATATTCTAAATCTTCGTTTGAAGCCTGGTATGCTTCTCGCAGTTGTTCTTTAATTGAAAGTTGAAGTACTTCATTTTCAACTTTTTTCATTTCTACTTTCAATACCTCCATTGTAGGGGTAGTATGGTATTGTTCGTAGTAGTTTAATATCTCTCCAATGATCCACTTATGAGCCGAGTTATCAAAGTATTCTTCACTTAAAACATCATTAATGTTTTGAAGAAATTCTTTGTGTGTAAGCAAAGAAGATAGAACCTTTATTTGAAAGGAGGTACCGTATGTTGCTAAACTATTAAGTGTCATAAGTTAATCTTGTAAAAGTATCTTTTAGCCAAAATTCTGTGTTTTTAATTATATGGGCCATACCATCTTCGTTGTAAAGACTCATAAATTCTAAAATACGAAGTTCGTTAAGTGGTTCCAACGGTAGTTGGGAAAGATCTTGCTTTTCTTCTTCTGAGAGCATAGGGGTACTAAGGTCCATAATTTTTCTAGTATTAAGGAGCTTATCCCAATCTTGGATTACCCTAGCATACACTACACTGTCTTTTAGTTTTTGTTCACTAATTTCAAACAATTGATCAAATTCAAGTTCGTTGTCTGCTAATTCAGGGAAACGTTTAAGCACACCTTTCTTACCTAAACCTTTAACACCAGGAACCTTATCAGAAGCATCACCTACTAAAACCTTATAATGAATAAAGTTTTGAGGTATAATACCAAATTTTTCCTTTACAGTTTTAGGATCGTAAAATTCTCGTTCTATAGGGCGGTAAACTGTTACGTTATCATCTACCAATTGGAGAAAGTCTCTGTCACTAGAAACAATATATGACTTAGTATTAAAACGCTTAGCCATATCTTTTGACATGTAGGCTATAATATCATCAGCCTCTACTTTATCTATCGAAACAACCTTAACTGGGAGGCATTTAAGGTATTGTATTAGACGGATAATTTGATCTACTTTAGCATCATTTTCGTCATCAATACTGTCAAAAATATCCCAATTAGTAATACGTGTTAAATTTCTACCTGTTTTGTATTCGGGGAGTAGGTACCTCCTATTAGTGGAGGCACCTACCCCGTCGAAAACTATATATATAGAAGTGGGCTGTATTTGATTTATAAGAGCCCCTAACGAACGTAAAAACCCAGACAGTCCCCCAATATGAGTCCCTGTGTGGTTAACAAATTTAAGCATAGCAAAATTACGCAAAAATAAATTTAACCCATCAATGAACACTACCCGTTCATGTTGTCCTGGTTTAGTAGTAGGCTCCCCTTGCTCAATATTATTGAGCATGTCTAAATACTCTTTTTGACCCATTATTTATTACTTATATGTAATATTACCTGTTGGTAATAATCTAGAAAATGTTCATTATATAAATCCCAAGTTATATCTATACCATCTACAGATAAAACAGTAACATTTTTAAATTTAGAAAGGTATTTGTCTCTAAATTGTCTAAATAAGGGTTTTTCATAATAATGACCTAAATGCCATTCCCCAACAATGCATCCTACATTATTAAGAAGGAAATCTATATTATCATCATTAAAAATATGGTATTCTCCTCCTTCACAATCTGTTTTTAGAAAATCAATATATTCAATCCCAAATCTTTTAAGAAAAGTACTAAATGTAATAGTTTCATATATTCCCTCATCACTGTAAATCCCACCTTCATTCCAATCTGAGATGCCATTTCCTTTGTCAATTGCTTTATTTATAGGGGTAACAGGGTGCCCTAGGGTATTTTGTACCAAAAAAGGAAAATTATTTTTTGATGGTTCTAGACAAAATACATGTTTAGGCTTTTGAGGTAAAATAACATGGGTAAAAATTCCAACACTAGCTCCTACATCTACTACTATATCCCCTTCTTTTACTTTATAAATAGTTTCGTATAAATTTGAAGTAGAAAATTCTTTTTTAAGGGTATCTACCATACTTTTATGTAAAAGCCCCCAATTAAAATCTTCTTTAATCATTAATCAGGTTCTTTTTCGAAGTGTGAGATATCTTGTACTTCTTGATCCTCTTCAATAATATCGAAATCAATACCTCCAAGAACAGCTCTCCAAGATTCGGCTTGACGTTCTTTGTATGCTTTGATTTCTTTATCAGAATCATTTATAAACCCATGAGGGGTCATAACAATTTTACCCCTGGTGGTGACTCCATTAATGTGGTTTTTATCAATTTGTAGGTTAGTACGCTTGGCAAATTCTACCTGCTTACCATCCTTAATTGCTTTAATTTTAGATGTGCCAGCAGACATTACATTACCAAATGTTACTACAAATGTTGAGTCAAACCACATAGCGTACCCACCTTTATTCATCAACTTAGGTTGACCCATAGGTGATTCAGGTTTAAGTGTCCACACTTTATTAATACATACAAGTGTATTAGTGTATGGGCTACTTTCTTTACGTGAAAGCACAATACGCTGATTTACGTTGTTACCAAATTGGGTTGACATAGCGCCTGCATTCCACTCATTATTGTTTTTGTTTGACTTGAGTGACATTTCACAGGGTACTGATCCAATTGAGTCCCAAAGGAACAATAAATCATAAGGTAGGTTACCTTTTTTCTGTTCGTCAATCAAATCTAAAATAAATGCAGCTACGTCTTCTATAGAATTAATAGTTTCTCTATCTACATAGATAAATTGACCATTATAATCTAGGACTTCCCCTGTTTCTTCATCAACTACCTCATTAACTTCTAATCCCATTTGTGTGGCATGATCCCAACTCCATTTCATCTCAGTGATAATAAAAACAGGAAGGATGCCTCTCTTTTGGGCAGAGACAGCCGCCTCAATTAAGGCGGTTGTCTTGCCCGTATCAGAGTGTCCTCTAAGGAGAACTATATGTCCAGCAGGTATGCCGGGGATTGAAGTTACATCTTGGAATGCTTGAGAAAGAGGAATCCATTGTTGAGGCTTAAACTTAGCGTTTGCGTTAAGCATTTTCTTTTCCTTGAATTTACCAAGGTCAAAGTTTGCTTTAAGCTCATTAGAGACAGCCTCTGTAAGTGATGCTTTCTTTCTAGGCATTAGTTAAATAGTTCGTCAAATTGATCTACTTTGCTCTGCTTATTTTGGGGAGTCTTTAGAGCATAGTTGTTTTGAGACTCCCCTTTATCAAAAGGGAGGTCGTCCCCTTTTCCATCATCGATGATATCTCCTTCTTGAGCAGCTTCCTCAGGTGCCAAGAATGTTTGGAGATTACTCTTCATATCTTCAAAAGAAAAACGCTTAAATACATCAAGCGGATTTGCTTGATCGTCAAGCCACTTTTGAATTTGGTCAGCATCACCAAGTGGGGTTTGCTTCGTCTTAACACGAACCGAAGACTTGTTGTAAGCGGTTCCTGTTACATCGGGACCTACAGTGTCAACTGTGATATCACGTCCCTGATGGATGTCAGTGTAGTCACCAATATCGTCATCATCAGCAAGTGAAAGAAATTCAAGGTAGGTGTTCTTACCAAACTGCCAAAGCTTAACGCCCTGCTCTTCTTCACCACGTACAATCACCGGGGCGAAGATACGCATTTTGGGGTCAAGCTTTTTAGCCAAACGCCAATTTTCCTTATCGCTGGTTGTGCGGAGTTGTTTAGCAAACTCAACGATTGGGTCCTTTTCACCGTAGTTAATAGGTGAAATCATAACACGTTCACCAATCCCGTAGTGGAAGTAAACTTCCGTAAATGGGTTAGCTTTGTTGTACTTGTTAGGAACAATACGTACGACTTGCTTACCAACACTAGGTTTCCAGAACAAGCTACGATCGCTTCCACCTCCCTTGTTATTTTGCTGCTGTAGGGAGTTCAGCTTACTGCGAATTGCGTTTAAATCCATAATATAACTTTTTAAAATGTAACTTTTATTAAATATAAGGATCCAAATTTAGGACCCCAAATTAAAGTTCAATGATCTTGTGGATCTTTGTCTTTAATTGTTTTAACTCATTGTGCTGGGTAAGCAAAATGGTGTTTCTATAGTGTTGCCAATTTACTTTATAGCGTATATCAACTACTCCCCCATTTAACAATTTAATTAACTCATTTAGAGCATTAATTGTATATAAAGTGTTTGATTCTTTTTTTCTATGTACTAATATAGTTTCGGGGAGAATCTCGTCAACACTGGATGGTTCTACATTGTAGGTGCAAACATATTCATTGCTGTTTTTTATAAACAACACAAAAATTTTCTTATATAAAATGTCGTAACTCGACGTAATTTCTAATACCGTCTTATCCAACTCCTCAAGCGTAGTAAAAGTACAAAACAATTTGTTGTTTGCCATAGTATGTTTTGTGATAAATATTACAAAACACTCAAAGAATCATAGTTAGTGCCTACTTCCATTTTCACATTAAACTTATAAGATTCAAATACATCTAGTATTTCCTCTATTACAGCTTTATCATCCTTACTTACATCTAACAAGAACGAATCATAAGTATAATGAATAATGTTTGTTTTACAATGTTTAAGTATACGGATTATCTCCTCTAATATAAGTACGTTATAATACGTTTCCGTATTTTGAAGTATGTAATTAAATAGTTTCTGTTTTTTCATGTCTGTTTTAAAAACATATCCAGACTTACAGACAAACTCTTCTTTACTACTTATATCATCTATATATTTTTCTACCTTTTGGAAAAACTCTAGATCCTTATACTCTTTAAATACACCTCCATACAATTGTTTAAAGGTTAACTCTTTAGCTTTTTTATATCCCACTCCGTACATGTTAGCAAATGCTTGGTGAATATCTTCCTCTTGAAATTCATATCCTACCAATTGTGCTGCCAACGTTGGGTGGTAAGCACTAATATCAATCTCTAACAAAAAATCATTATCGGGAATAAACGCTTCTCTACAACCCGATTTTTTATCTAAAGCAGCATAATTGATCCCTCCAAATGAGTTTGAAGGTCTCGTAGTGGTTGTTTTTAGATTAAATTGCGAGTAAGTCCAATCACGCTCTACCCCAAAATGTTCCTCAAATAATTTAGGATCTACTTTAAGTCCCATAGCCTCAATCCAATAAAACACGTGTGAGGCCCTATTATTATAAAACTCAAAGTGAGGGGGTTTCTTCATAGAAAACACGTGTTTAACCGCGTCAAATATTGTCTCACAACGTTCGTAGTGCTTTACAATCGGGATTATACTGCCTATATCGGCAATGTGGGGGTATTTCCTATAGAAAAACTCGTGGCATGGGAAGCGGTCTGGGATATCCGT